CCGTCGGCATATATTGAAGATGGCAGTGTATCTTACGCTAAGGCGGCGTGGAAACCCGCTGCTGATGCAGTCGAATGGCCGCGAGCTAGGCTATGGGCTGGACTCGCTTGTGAGAATATTACACAGGCGATTGCAAATGATTTACTTCGTGACGCGTTGCGTCGAATCGGGCATACTGTCGTGCTTCACGTTCACGACGAAATTGTGTTAGAAGTGAAAAAAGAAGATGCGGAAAGCGCCGCGCAAGACTTGGAAACCGTGATGTGTAGCGCCCCTGCGTGGGCAGAAGGACTACCCTTAGCGGTTGGTGTATCAACATTAGAGAGATATGGAAAATGAATTTTGTTAAGTATTTAGAGAGAGTAGCACCGGAAGGCGAGAGCGTCCTTCTAGTCAAACAAATTGCTAAAGATAACGGGCAGTTCGCATGGCCTGCTTACCTACCGGCAAAGTACGACGGCAAAGGCGCGTGGTATGGCAATACCGCGTCGTTTATCACGTCACGTTTTAAAGATGGTAAACCGTCTGCGAGTGCGGGCAACTGCGAGTACGTTGCTTTTCTCGTGCTTGACGACATTGGCACCAAGAGTTTGCGTCCGCTTATCGAGCCGACATGGATAATGGAAACCTCACCGCAGAATTATCAATGGGGGTACACGTTTGCTTTAGATGATATGCCCACTAAAGGTGAGTTTAGCGCCGCCATTAAAGCAATCGCTGACGCGGGCTATACTGACAGTGGCGCGATTAATCCCGTGCGTAATTTTCGCCTTCCTGCGTCAGTGAATTTGAAGCCTGACCGCGCGGCGTTCAAATCTATTCTCGTGGAGTTTCACCCTGAGCGTGAATTTACCCTCGCGCAGATATGTGCTGCGCTTGATGTTCACCCCGCTGACGCTGACACAGCGTTTGTTCGCCCAATGGCTATCATTGACACAGGCAACGATGAAGTGCTTTCGTGGCTATTATCTCGTGGCGATATTTTAGAGTCTGCTAACGCTGAAGGTTGGGTTGGGGTAGTTTGTCCAAATCACGCTGAGCATACTGATGGTCAGTTGATGGGCAGATACCACCCACTTAACCGCGCTTACTGTTGCTTTCATGGGCATTGCTCGTTGTGGGATAGCCGTACTTACCTCGCGTGGGTAGCTGAGATGGGCGGCCCTAAACACTCACATGGTCTTCGTGAAGAAATACTTGCAGAGGTCATGCACACAGCGATTGGCAAACTCGAGCCCACTGATATGTTCAGCACTGATGCGGCGGCTATCATTGCAGAAGTCGAGCAGAAGGAAATCGCGCGGCTTGAGAAGGCGGAGTGGTATCAACGCTTTGCTTACGTCATGTCAGACGATTCCTACTTTGATTTGCAAAACCGTCGTGAATTCTCACGTCAGACGTTCAACGCCGTGTTTCGTCATGTGTCGTGCAAAAGTATTCATTCTGACCGAAAAATAGAAGCTGCCATGAGCTTCGATGAAAACCGTCAGGTGATGGGCGCTAGAGTGCTGGCAGGTATCACCTTTGCTGCTGGTGACTCGGTAATTGCTACGCGTGACGGTGAATTGTATGGCAACCGATGGCGTGACGCCCGCCCAGATTCATCTCGTGGCGGAAATTTGAACGGCGATATATCCCTATGGCTTGACCACTGTAAATCGCTTGTTCCAGACGAGCGTGAGCTTAACCATATATGGGATTACATGGCGTTTAAGGTGCAGAATCCGCGCGTTAAGATTAACCACGCTATTCTTCACGCCGGCGGTCAAGGTATCGGTAAAGATACGATGTATGCCCCCTTCATTTACGCCGTGTGCGGCCCTCACCTGCGCAATTACTCTCTGATGTCTACTGATACCATTCAATCCGCGTGGGGCTATCATTTAGAAGCGGAAATCGTGGTCATTAATGAGCTTAAAGAAGCTGACAGCGCCGCGCGTCGGATGCTTGCAAACAAACTCAAGCCTGTTATCGCCGCGCCACCTGAGATGCTATCCGTTAACCGTAAAGGCCTTGCGCCTTACAATCTTGTAAACCGTCTTGCCGTGCTTGCGTTCTCTAATGACCGTGTACCGTTGTCGCTTGAATCGGGTGACCGTCGTTGGTTTGCTACTTGGAGTACGGCGGAGCGTCTTGCGCCGCAATCAGCTACCGCTATATGGAAATGGTTTAATGACGGCGGCGGGTATGACCTTATTGCCAACTGGTTGTTCTTGCGTGATGTGTCGGCGTTCAACCCTGCTGCGCCTGCGCCCATGACAGACTTTAAAATGTCACTTGTGCAGAATGGTATGTCTGCGGTTGAGTCGTCGCTTCTTGACATGATTACTTTGCGTATGGGTGAGTTTGCGTCGGGTGTGATTGCCTCTCCCTTTCAAGCCATCTGTGAACGCGCTGCTATGTCGTTTGGCAGTAAACAATTTCCACCTGCTGCTTTGTTTCATGCACTTGAAGAAGCTGGGTGGGCTGATATGGGAATGTGCAATTCGCGCTCGTCTAAGACTAAGAAGCACGTCTTTTGCGCACCTGAAAACGCGCACATGAGCAAGTCTGCGCTGCGTGATATGGCAGAGCAAAAACCTGTTGCAAAAGTTGTAGCAATTAAGTAGACTATCGTTAACAATTCTCTCTAATTGTTAGCACATGATTTTCCCCAATTATCGGCTCGGATAATTGGGGGATTTTTTTAGCTATCAAGTCATAACAGACTGGCTCTAAGGTGGTCGCGGTCATTGGTACAATGACAACTGACGCTCTATGGTGTAAGTCCTCACCTGTTATGACTTGATAGTTAATGCGTAGGCTGATGCGCTATGGAACGGGGTAGAAGCCCAAAAGCCTAGTGGAGTGTTACTGTAGGAGTAACTATCTCAAAAGAGTAAGCGTGTGTTAAACAGCACCACAAGCCGGAGATTAGCACCGGCAACTATCATTTTCAAGAATTCAGAAAAAATTTTGTCATTTGGTTTCGTGGCAAAATTTTGCAAATCGTTTCGTGGCAAAAATTGAGCGTTCATTAGATTTGAAATCCTGAGCATCCCCAAATTTGAAATTCCTATCCTTCATATATACGCGTTTCATCACATTCACGCGTGATTTTACGCTCGCACTTGTCATTGAATAGTGTGTTTTTATAGCCCTTATCAGCTTGCTGCAAGCTGATTGAATGCTAGGTATTACTAGGGTATTGCTAAACTATTTATTGAAGTCTAGTGGGCTTTATACGTCGTTAAATGGTAGGCAATAAAAAAGGGCGTTTAAGCCCTTGTTATTGTTTGAGACAATAAAAAAAAGCGGCCTTTTGGCCGCCTTCTTGTTTAGTTCTCGAGTAATATCGCCAAAACGGCAAACTTTATTAGTATTAAAAATATTATTATCATTTTCTCAAAAGTCCAATTGGTTAGCTGCATGTTTTGCAGCGGTATAAATATGGTCATCATTTAGATAACTATACAGTGCGCTTGATATAAACGTGGATAATTGTGACATGTAAAGTAAATCAAATATAAAACGGCGTTCTTTATTGATTCCTAATGCTAGCGCTTTATGCGCTTGCACTTGTTCGTGACTTAACGCGCTAAACGCGTCAAAAATAACTTGATAGTGCTCTTGTTTCATTTTCATTACATCACCTGCAATTTGTTTTGTTTATACGCGCGAATATAACTTTTAATTCTAGCCATGTTTTTACTATATACAATTAAGCCACAAGGCAAAACGCTCGATAAGATAGTGACGCCGTTATAGTTTGCGCCGTTGATATATTCGCCGTTATAAAATACCGACCAGGAACAACTAATATTGGTTGAAGCCCGTCTATAAGCTAAGGTGTTTTGATAGCGTTTAGATATTTTCATTAGCTGTCTACCCCGTATTCAATCGCAAATAACGGGCGGCGCGTAGAACGTTCAACGATAACAATATTATACTGTTCATCATCTATTGCACATTTACCGACACTTTTTTGCGTTAAAAAGCCATTATCTCTAAAGTATTTTAATAGCTTACGCGCGTTCCAATGTATTGCGTCGGCGTCAATATCACCCACGTCATACCACGCGTTCCAAACGTAACCGCCGCATTCGCGCCAGGCGTCGATTGATAAAATTCTATATGTTTTCATAATGTCACCTTTGTTGCAAATAAATCACCATCTTTAAATTTAACGTTTTTATAGCCGCTTAGTTTTAAATCGTTAAAAACGTTTTTTAAATAGTCGTCATGATTCTCATACACCAAAACATAATCATCACCAACAAAAACAATATGTTTTCGGTATCTGATAGCCGTTTGAGTCTTCTCTATCATTACTTTAATTTTCATTGTTATTCTCTATTTTTATTAGATGCAAAATTGCATCGCATAACGCGCTAATACTAACTAACGCGCTATACGTTGGAATTTTTATGTCATTTTTTCTACGCTTGACGCGTCAAAGCAAAATGCATAGCCGCGCTCGTATGCGCTATCACCATACCGCATATTGTCTAAATTCCAGTCAAGCTCATGTTTAGCGACAAGCGCTTTTACTGCCTGAAAATGGCAGTCAACGCCCGAAAATTCGCTTGGATATGGAATAGTAACTTCAAAACCTTTGAAGTCACCACACGCTGCGGTATAGGCTTTAATTCTACTTCCACGCGATTTTGACGCGCTTATGTACTTTGTATGGATAGCAATCATATTCGTTCTCTCTATTTTATTTTATAAAAACGGTTATTTTTAACCGCAAATTGCGCGGATTCATCTATACCGTTCATAAGATTGTAGACACTTTCTAAGTGAAGCGTATAACAACCACTTCTATCTTTTGCCCAAGCTTTGATTGTTGTCATATTAGTTGACTCAAAGCGGTCAAAATGACAGCCTTGGTCGTTTATAAGTATTGCGATTTTTAATGTCGTCATTTTAGTCACCAATCTCATTAGCTAAATCGAGTATGTCAGATTCAGACATAACGCCGTAAAATTCTACCCAAATATCATTATCGTAATTATCAGCATAAATTATTGTCGTCATTGCTTTCGCAATAGCAATTATGTCGTCATCATTTGCAATGTAAGCTCTAATTTCATCTTGCTCTTCATCAGTATATGCGTGAATCGTTTCATCACCCTCACAGCCTATTGCGGCAACTATATTAGGTTCAAGGTGATTGCTGTTTCTATTCACTTCGTATTGAACATTTAGACTTCTACCATCATCAGATGCTAGAACATAACCGATTACGTATTCGTTCCATTCTTTTTTAAATTTCATTTTACACCCCCTTGTTGCTAAATTTTTGAATGTGACCCGATTGGAACGAGCCAGCCCAATAATTTGTTTTAAAAACTACTCTTGTTTCGTGAATTTCCGTTACTTCGCACCAAACGTTGTTTACAAAAACTTTTGTGCCAACTTGTATTTTTTTAGATATTTTTTTCATAATTATTTGCTCCTAAAATGCGCGGCTGTTACACCGCGCTGAAAATATTAATTATTTAAAAATCTTGCATTATGTTTATAGCTAACTTTCATAATTTCAACTGCTTCTTCTGTTAACCACATGCAATCTTCGCGTGTTCCACTATAGTGTGGTTAGTGTATGCAGTCATCAAAATGGATGACTTGCAAAACATTATACAGCATTAAACAGTAATTGCAATACTTTTTGTTACAGAATGGCGTTTTGTAGTCAGTGTGTAATCAGTATGTAGGTAGTTAAAGTATAGTTAGACTGCTTACGCGCGAAGCCGCGCCCTGCTTGACTTGGAAGAGTGTGTAGGTAGTGTAGGCAGTCTATTTATTATAGAGAAAGAGTTATATAATATACCCTAATAATAATAAGGTATATAATAATATATATAAAAGACGTGCAGATGAAGTATTACCCACGCCTGCCCACAATCGCGCAAACCCACGCCACTATTGGGCTGAGGTGTAGTCAGTCACTCTGTTTTTAATTGCCTACAGATACCCACTCGACTGACTACAAAGTAAAAGCGCAACGCTGACCACCTCAGGCTGACCACCTCAGGCTGACCACCTCAGGCTGACCACCTCAGGCTATACCATGTAAGCCTTATAAATCAATGACATACGTTAACGTCAAATAATTGACACTTAACCTTGAATCCTCTGCAACCCGCGTATTCCGTGGATTCCAGCGATAGGGGGGGTTAAAATAAAAAATAAAAGCGCAGGCGGGGGGACTTGACAAGACGACTGGCAGGCATACCATGTCTAGTAGAAGCATTTTCATATATACCGTCAAAATATTGACGCATAGGGGGGGCGTTCATTTCCGAAGGTGATGCAAAAGATTCACAGACAAAAAAGTCATTTCCATATATATTATAAATATTTTTTACAAGCTAAGGATTCATGCGACCATGCAATCATTTCCATATTCACCAAGAGAGTTAAAAGTCACAGAGGCGCGTCTAAACGCCATTTACGATGCGTCAGCACTCGGACTAAAGGGTGACAAGCTCGCCCTTGCTGCGGGGCTACTTCCGAGCGAGTATCGGCAACTGTGCCAACTCGACCCAAACGTTGAGTTGATGACGATGAAGGGCGCTGCCGACGCAGAGGCGCAAATGGCACAGGTGCTAAAAGACGCGGCGCTAGGGGGCGATACAAAGGCGGCGTTAGCTATCCTTCAAAACGTGCATGGATGGGCAAGCGCTAAGGAGCAGAACAGAGTGGCGTTCGGTATCACTAACGCGGACGGCACAGCGGCAAGCCTTGTTATCGGGTGGGAGTCATGAAGGTTGTCATCCCCTACAAACCAAGAGATGTATTTCGACCACTACACGCAAGAAAAGAGAGGTGGGCGGTTGTGGTTGCTCACAGAAGGGCGGGCAAGTCGGTAGCGTGTATTAATGAATTGATAAAGTGTGCTTGTTTAGACTCTAGTGGGGATGGTAGGTATGCCTACATCTGCCCATACTACTCACAGGCAAAACAAGTAATCTGGGATTACTGTAAAACGTTTACAAAACCCATCCCCAACATAAAGGTGAACGAAAGTGAATTACGACTTGATTTTCCAAACGGGGCGCGTATTCAGTTATTTGGTGCTGATAACCCTGACAGGTTGCGGGGTCTTTACTTTGATGGGATTATTGCTGACGAGTATGGTGATTGGAAGTCAACTGTATGGCCATATGTTATCCGTCCTGCGCTGGCTGACCGCAAAGGGTGGGCGATAATTATTGGCACGCCAAAGGGTAAGAATAGCTTTTACGAACGCTTTGAAGCGGGCAAGCAAGACAAGGACTGCTTTACCTTGCTACTGACCGCATCTAATTCGGGCATCCTCGACCAAGAGGAGATTGACGCGCTGAGGAAAGAGTTGTCGGAGGACGCATGGCTACAGGAGATGGAGTGCAATTTCGACGCGGCGATTCCGGGGGCGATATACGGTAAGGAGATGTACGAAGTGAAACAGTCAGGTAGGGAAAGACCGTGCTATGACCGTAAACTCAAAACATTCGCGGCTATCGATTTGGGGTGGAGCGACGACACGGCGATTTGGTGGTTTCAAGTGGCGGGTAAAGAGCTTAGGTTTATTGACTGCTACAGCAACAGTGGGATGCCCATCGCGCATTATCATGACATTTTGCAGAGTAAAGGCTATGATTATGGCGAATGGCTGTATCTGCCGCACGACGCGAAGGCTAAATCATTGCAAACGGGCAGAAGTATTGAAGAACAGTTTAGGTCACTTGGTTGGTCACCTAGAATTGTCCCAAATATATCACTTATGGACGGAATACAAGCCGCTAGGTTATCATTAGCAAACTGTTGGTTTGACCCAAGCTGTAAAGAAGGGATGGAAGCGCTCACGCAATACCAAAGAGAGTATAATGCGGACAAAAAGGTATTTAATGAACGCCCCAAACACGATTGGACATCTCACTTTGCTGATGCTTTCCGGTACGCGTGTCTTGCATGGCGTGAACAACGACCAGACGCAGCACCAAAGCCCAAAGCAAAATTCTGGGAAGACCAGTCCTTAGAGGAGTTGTGGGAACACAGCTCGAAACGTAGAGGTAGACGAATATAATGAGTGACAAACTATCAGCACAGCCTTGGCACGACGAAATATCGCGCTACCAAGAAGAATATAAGAAATGGACGGAGCGTGGCGAGAAGATTGTCAAGCGCTACCGTGACGAGCGCAAAGACGCAGAGCAAGCGGACGCGCGATTTAATATTCTTTGGTCTAACGTACAAACGCTAAAACCCGCCATTTACGCAAAACCGCCCAATCCTGAGATTTCAAGACGCTTTGATGACAAAAATGACGCTGCGCGAGTAGCGGCGATGATTTTAGAGCGTGTTCTTGACTTTGAGATTAAAGAATACCCTGACTTTCACGACACGCTGTCTTGCGTGGTGGACGACAGACTGCTTCCGGGCAGAGGCGTAGCATGGCTACGCTATGAACCTAAGATTGAAGAATTTGAACCTGAAATTACTAACTATACGGAAGTAGGGGGTGAAGAATATTCACCCGACCGCACGCCGGATAGCGAAAATGGGCTAGCGCAAGATGAAGTTTACGAGCAAGTTGTGTCGGAAACGACACCGGTAGACTATGTTTACTGGCAGGATTTTGCACATCTACCCGCTCGGACATGGGACGAGGTGACATGGGTTGGGCGACGCGTCTATATGACGCTAGACGAAGGGACTGACCGCTTTGGTGATATCTTTGAGAAAGTTCCGCTCACCAACACATCAAACCGTAAAGACGGAGATAAAGAAACCACTAAAACCGATAAAAAAGCGGAAATTTGGGAAATTTGGTGTAAATCAGAAAAGTGCGTCTATTGGATTGCCGATAACTACGATGTCATTTTAGACCACAGAGAAGACCCGCTAGGCTTGACTAGCTTCTTCCCCTGCCCTAAGCCTTACTTTTCTACTACGACGACAGGGACGCTAATTCCTGTAGC